TGTTTTTTAAGAACTTCATTAGTGCGGTCGATGGTTTGCTTTTAAATTCAGGCTGCTTCATCATTTCGCCAACCTTAAAATTAAAGGCGTTCCAACGTGCTGTTGAATAATTTGCCATAATCTTATAAATTTAGTTTAACAAATAATTATTGAACTCTTTATTTATCGGCTGGTCTGCCTTTAATATCTTTTGGCGTGTCTGCCTGTTTATTTACCTTCTACCTTGTTTAATATTGCAAGTCCTTCATCTGAATCAGGGGCAATATTATTTTTCATCATGTGCAACATTGCCTCATTGACTGACTTAAAAGCTCCTGTTGCTCCTGCTTGATTTCCATCGCCACGTCCATCAGGATTTAACCAACCATTTTTAACGACATATTCATTCACAATATCATTGTGTGTCAATGGTTTTTCAAACTTATCTTTAAGTATCTGACCATCTTTTTTGACTATGATGTTGTTTTCTTCAATATCAAACTCATACTCACTTTTTAAAAGTGTCAAAGCTTGTTTTGTGTTAAGTCCTTTTAGGTCTTTTGGAATCACTTCTAAAAGCCTATTAGTGATGTTTTCAGTCTGTATCTTCTTATTCAGACTTTCAATAATGGATTGCTTTTCTGTTGTATCAACTTCGTATTGTTTACGTAGCTTTTCAAGTGACTGAGTCAATTCATTGACCTTTTCATTTGCCGGGAGTTTCATCTCTTCTTTTACTTTCTTTGCGTGCGCTTCAAGTAAATTCTCAATCGTCTTACCTTCAAATTCTAATCCTAATTCATCACGTTTCTTTTTGATTTCCATTTCTAAAATAGTACGTGCTCCTTTCGTTGCACTATCTTTTCCAACACGTTCTTTTAATGCTGTCAAATCTTCATCAGTCATAAATGACCCTTGTGTTATTTCAATCTCATGCTCATCCTCATCATTAAGCATTGTAATAAAGTCATCTTGAGAAATGTCTTTCCCGTTAACTTTTAATCCTTTTAGCCTGTCAGCTATGTTTAAATTCTTAAATGCCATTTCGTTTACTGTTTTGTTGTTCTTGCTCTGATAATCTTTTCTTCACCTTCAATTTCAGGCTTTGCGGCCTTCGTTTTTGCCTCTTCATACCATAAGTGGCTTTGTCTTGCTTGTGAGTTTAAAAGCTCCGCTTCATGTTCGTGGATTGATACTTGACCCCTTTTAGTAGGTGTCTTTTCATCAATAACAAATCGGCCTGATTTATCTACCCGACCGAATACCTTAAATTCATTGTAAATCTTTGGTTTCATCTTTTAATGATTTTTGTTTAACGTAATCGCTTAATTTTACTTTCAGTTTTTCTACTGACAGCGAATATAAATCAGTATTATTCATTGTAGAAAGCCACTCCTGATAAAAGACTTTCTTTAGATATTCATCATTTGATAATTGCCACTTACCAACCTCATCAATCGTATTATGTACGAAAGGTTCTACATAGATAAGCTTCTTTGATATTTCTAAACTTGTACTATCATTTCTAAATAAAGCTTCATAATACTTCTCTAATAGGTCATTTAAAGCTGTAATGTTTGCCCCCGCCTTTCGTGTGTTGTTATATTTCTTCATCAGGTCATCAGCTGAATAAATGATATATTGGCGGCCTCTGTTTACCTTGCAACCTTTATAAACATTTTTGTAATATGCTTGACCTAACAAATCAGTAATATGTTTCTCAATCACTTCAAGACAGCTTGAATAAACATCTAACTTATCCTGTACCGGCTGAAGATTTACACCAACTTCAAAGGCTGTCTTTTCTTTATCTTCACGATTAATAATAGTTCCCCAATGTGCAAAATATGCCATATCACGCAATAACTTTAACTCATTTGTCATTACGTTAATACTATCTGCGGGGGGTGCAATATATCCCGCTAAATTAGGTGCTATAATCGGGCTGTCTTTGTCGTAAGGCGGTTTTAATGCAATAACGTCTGATACGTCTTTCTTAATCGCATAGCCTGTTCCGTTGCATTGTGGACAGTCTACTACATTATTATCACTATTCTTATACTCCCCTGTTCCGTTACACTTCGGACACGCTGTTTTGTACATCCAGAACAAAGGGTACATATGATGATACTTGTATAGTGTCTTAACAGAATTATCTCTTAAATATTCATCTGCTAATTCAATAACATTATCAATCGGTGATGTTTTATAGAATGTTAAAGGGTCTACAAGTGATGAGCAAAGAACAGCGGGGACACGCCCAAATTCATTTTTATATTCTTCTTCTGGGATTAGTATTATCTGCTTATTGTCATATATATAGAGCCTGTCCGATACGTCATCATATACCCTTATGATTTGCTTATTGTCTTTGTTCTTGCCATAATCAAAGATAATCCACTCTAACGACTGCCCATTTTGTTTATAGTTGATAATAGTGCTTACTGACTTATACGTCGGGTACGCTTCGCCCTCTTTAGCCTCAATCAGTATCACTCCGTTAGGGTCTACAATAAGCTTGTCAAGCCAAATGTTTTGCAACCACTTCTCAAGCGATAATCCCTCTGCTATGTTGTTTAGCTTTTCTTCAAACTTTGGTATTAATGATTCTGATAATTCATAGGTTTTAGTACCTCCGTTTGCTGTAAAGATTTTAGTAGTGTTATTGAGAATATCAGCAAATAAGTCTTTATTTGACCTTGACAGCTTTTTACGTAGCTTTATTTTAGTGTTATCTTCAAGGCCGTTTATCTGTATCAGATTTTCAGCTGTATTCTTGCCGTGTACGTGAAGTAGGTATTTACGATGTTTCTCTTTTGCATCCTGAAGTAATACATTTTCTTGCTCTGAGAAAATTAAAATCTGTTCATCAGTTATTTGCATAGCTATATATTAAATAACAATGCAAAGTTATAATTAATTTAAGATAAAAAGATATTTTTTTATTTAATTTTTTCCATGTTCTAAAATAACATACCTTACGGCCGCTATTCCGTCTGGTTCGTGTCCATCGGGTTCAGGTATTATCTTGCCGTTTGCATCTACTTTCCAAAACCAACTTTCAAAGCCTTTTATCAATTCATTTGAGCTTTCAGTAATGAGAATGTTATACCCTCGCATCTTGTTTATTCCCTGTAATTGACTACCTGCGAATTTATGCACCCCCTCTACATTATACCCATGTTTACGCATATCTCTGATTTCAGTTGCACCCGCTGAATCTGCTATTATCAACCGCCCTTTTAAATGCTTCACCTCTTCAAGTTTATCAACTATTGACATACGATCAGTACCACGCAATTTTTCAGGCAGTAAATTATTACATGAAAATCTTTGATTGAGTATTAAATTGTTATCTTGAGTATAACAGTCTATTAAACAGGTAGGATCAGGTGAAACACCAAAGTCCATTCCTGAAGCGATACGCCTTGCATTGTTCGGTACGTTTGCGATTGTCTTAAAATCAAAGATCCGACGTTCTGAATAAAAGCCTGTCAATCCTAATCCATACACTCTATACCAACTTTCATTTTCCTTTCTGCTTTCAATAAACAACCTTTCCGCTTCAGGTAGCATCTCATTGTCAAGATATGTTAATACTATTTGCTCTGACATTTGATTTCCCTGTTCATCTAACATCTTTGGTATTTCGGTATGTGCCCAAAATTCAAAGTCGGGATTAAAGTCCAAATATACCTCCTCATGCGTACGACCTATGTAAGTCGCTGCAACCTCCCAACCTACTTTATTTGCTTCATTGATATAAAGTATGTCCCTTCGCTTTGATTTTCCCGCTTGTTTCTTGTTATCTGATATGTATCTGAATTGGATTACTGAATTATGTATCTGTAAGTCATGCGATGACTTATTGTAACACTTATCCCATTCTAAAACTCCCTCGGTTGCTTCAAAAATATTTTGAAAGTCAGCTATTGCACCATCCTTTAAGTTATCGTAAGTATCAGTCATTATTGTAATGGTGCGTTTCTTTTCAAGTGCTTTTTCTAAAAGTAAAAGGCAGATAGAGTATGTTTTACTCGCACCCTGTCCGCCCTGAATGACTTTGATTTTTTTAGTGAGTTTCTTTATCTTGTAATATGCTGAAGTGAAATAAATCATTCCTTTGGAAATTGCTTTGAAACGTTTTGAAATTTAATAACATTATTAGTTACGTCTGCATCAACTTTGATTTTAGTTTCTGCATTATATCCCATCATTTAATTGATTTCAGATATAGCCGCTATTTTTGAATATAGTTTAATCTTTACATACTTAACCTCTATATCTATATCTTCATCGTCTAAATCTTTATATACCCGCCTTTCTGTCTTTGTATCTATACTTTCAATAGCTGCCATCGCTTCAGGATTATTCGCTTTTATCTGTTCCCAATCCGCTAATTCAATCCAAGTATTATGAAGGTGTTCTATCCCTGAATAGGCTATCTTTGAAAGTTCATTTAGCTGTCTGAATTTATTAACCCCTGTTGCTTCTTCAATCTCATCTTTGATTAATTCAAGATATTCTTTTATATTAGGTTTTATTAGGTTTTCACAAGCTATTACTGCGCACGTATTTTCACTATATCCCGCTTCCCTTGCTGCCTTTGCTCCATTTCGATAAATAAGGTATTTCCAACAGAAATCACGTTCTTTTAAAGTTAGTATTTTTTCTAACTCTTCACGTGTTCTTTTATTTTCAGTTGCTTCCATAATGCAAAGTTACGCAATTATTTTAAAATAAAAAAAGGGGTGGTTAGTCCCCTTTGTTATAACATTCATTCCCTGCCATAGCTGAAAACGTTATCATTGTAATTGCTCCGACTACTGACAGCCACCAATCTAAATTGATTATTCCCATAATAAAAGCTACTAAGCCTAAAATGGATAGGGTAAAATAAATGTATTTTTTCATTGCTCAATTCATTCTATTTCTCATATTTTCAATTGCATTTCTCATATCATCCCAGATTAACAGGATGTCGGCAGTATCGTACTCAACTGAGTATTTCGGGTTCAAATCATTTACTATCCCTTCGCATTGCTTCGCTTCAAGATAGCTTATAGCCTCTTCACTCGTGCGGAGTGGTGGCATTTTTGATAGTGGAAAATAGTTCATTTATTTGTATACGTTAATAGTTTGCTTTTTAATACGTGTCCACATTTGAGGCAATACATCATTGAATATTTTTTATTGCCCTCTATTTTTGCTGCATAAACTCTTACTAATTCATGTCTACAGAATATATGTTTCACTCGCCAAATGAATAATTCAAATTTACTTTTTTCTATCATACCCTATATTTACTAATTATTTTACTCTAATTCAATTATTTGCGCTATTATTTCGCTTATTATTGCTTTCCTGTCAATTGCTTTTTCTCTGTCAATCTCTTTGGTACACTTATCATTTATGATTATGTCAAGTGCTGTAAGTTTGTTAGTCCAATATTTTAGTATAAACTCCCTGGTCATATTTTGACAGTAAATTTAGCAATTTTTCTTTTGTGTCGTCATCCCAACAACATGATGTTATCTTTCGCAGTTCATCAATTAAAATGATTTCTTCAGGTTTCTGGATTATTTTCTTTTCAATGTCATTGATT